TTTGTGCTTTGTAGAATGAATACATTCGTGAGCGTAGGTCGATATATATGCTTCATCATTTTTGAAGTTGTATCTTTTAGGAATTACAATTTCATCCGATGATTCACGGTAATAAGCTCTATCTCCACCTTTTATAGTGTTGACTTGCTTTTCCCATTGAAACAATCTATCGTGAGCGTCTTTTACTTTCTCATCCAATTGTCTTGGCTGCGAGGTAAGAACCGCTTTATCTATAAGCTCCCGAAGCTTCTTTTCAGAATCATCGTCAAGCCCTCGAATATCAGCGACATTAAAAACTGGAACGCACTTATAAGACATATATATGCCATATTGTGTTTCACCGTTTTTATCCTTTTCTTTGAGTTCGTAAGACCTCTGTAAAGGTTGCATTATTCGTGCGGATTTTGAACCACGCTTGGGGAGGCAGCCCATTGACTTGGCCTGACCTGCACCGATAAATAACGGAAGATGCCAGCCACGAATCGCAGAATACATACAAAGTAGAGCAGGGTTGCTTCCCTTGTATTCATTCTGCGTTAAGACGTTTCTAAATCCTCCTTTTACTGTCCATTCTTTTCTCCAAGGAGAAACCCCATTTTCCAAAGCTTCAATTAAGTCATTCACTATGACTTCTTCAGGCTTTACATAGGATTTTTTGCCATTCATTCGGCCATTCATAACAGTCATAATTTTTTAGGATAAATGAAAATTTTTTACAGGAAAAAAAGGGGAAATTATTCCCCTTCTTCATAATCTGGAATCTGAACTAGAATTTTAAGAAATTTTCTAGGCTTTGGATTTTTCTCAAATTTAAAATCTCTTGAGAGTTGCATATAAACAACCTCACCCTCATTTATTACAAATGAAGGAAGTTTGTTTATAGCTTTGAGAATCCGTTCGGTTTGCTTGTCCATTTTTTAAACTCCTACAAGTTGGTTAATCATGGACTGCGGAACCGCTTCCGCTTCTCTCCCGTTTAAGTATTGGGTGATGTGCTTAGAAGTTGTTCGGCTGTAATATTCTTCAGTTTTGAAAATTTCCCCAGAGTGCATTTGAAAAGCAACTGGCGTGTCATAACTGAAAAATGCTTCTGAACCTGAAGGGAGAACCAGTAAAGTTTTACTGGCTCCTAGTCTTTTAATTTTCATTTTGGATTGATTGTAAAGTTTGCAAGTAATTTGATTGGAGCGTTTCGAGGGCTTGATAAACACCAAACCCCGAATAAATAACAGAACCAAACAAAATAGAAAAACAAATAAATTTAATTTTGTTCATTTTTGGAAATCTCCAGAGAATCGAAATCGTAAATAAGAGAACCAGAATACAAGCGGTTAAATTCCGCTTGATCCTGATAAAAGAAATATTCAAATTCTGACATCAGAAGAACCTCCTGATGAGTCTTTGAATAAAGTTGTATTTCTTTCGAACGGTAAAGCTCGCAGGGATTACAACTGGTTCGTAGTTGCTCTTCATGTTCGGCTTGATGACCGTAAAGCGTGGAAGCTCTGGACATCTTTTCGAACTGACTTCGACTCTGTGATAGTAAGGCTGATTAAGATTCAAGCTTTTGCAATGAGCAAGTGCTGATTCTTGACTGTGAACCTCTTTAATGAGATCCCATCTTGCTGACTTGTTGGAATAATCAATACCAGTAAATCGAGTGATCGAATAGTTCATCTTGAATAAATAGAATGAATTGGATAAGTAAGCAAAAGGTAATACCTTTTACTTGTAGGCTGTGCTAAATCGTGAAGTACTGTTTGACGAGTCAGGAAAGACTGTGCCGAAGCTTTCAGCCCTTGCCGTGTCCTCTGGTCTCGTGAGTGCTACAGCCTAGAAGTAAAAGAAAAAAGTTGTTGTAGTTACCACCTAACTACTAGCCCCAGACCCATTTCAAACGCCCTCTGGTTGGCGGTGTCGCTATGCTTACGGAGTTAGCGGCTGACTCACGATATGTAGATGAAGTCTTCATCGGTGTTTCCCTAGTGTTTGCGGGCGGCTGGTTGTTCCTCCTGTAGGTTATGTATTAATTATAGCATCAGATTTACAGCAGATGCAAGAATGATGTCATATCTTAACAATTTTGTAACAATTAGTTAGTCCCTCCAGAATCGGCTGAGAGAGGCGGAAATTTTGTAGGTAGTATAGCATCAGACTGCCAGCAGAAGGGCGTTGTAGCTCCTCCTAGCTACCTTAGAGCGTATCTAGGGGGTATGTTGCAGATTGCTAGCTGCTGTAGGCCAAGGTGGGTACCTTCAATACATATTGCTAATCTTCGTTACTAATAAAGATGTACTACTTTGTTTCTACTTTTATAGATAGTTCAGGTGCTTGAATATTGACTGTCTCTACTGACTCTCCGATTACTTTGCCTAATGAATCCAATATTTGTGCTGCTGTCTGTAATTGACCTTTTGAAACTGCCTTGTTAAATAATCTGACTCTCATTGCTTGAAGTCTTGGAAGCATATTTTCTCTATCTTTCTCCCAATCTTCGTTATTCCATTGCTTTACTCGGCTCCAATCGCTCCAGGCGGAAGTTTCTGCAATGCCTTCAATTTTTGCGTGTTCTAAAACTAGCTGTCTTGTTGTTTTACCCTCGAGTTGACGAGAATATAATCTTTGACTTCTAGCTTGGATATGCTCTTTTGTATTGCAAGCAAACTTAGAACGTCTTTTTCTTTTTTCTTGTTGCTGTTCTTCTGGGATAAAACCAGACATAAAAGATTCAGCCACGGACTCAATCAGATAAGGTATTAATTGAATGATAACCTACAAATATGATTTTAGGCTATAAAAGAGTAAGAATAACCAAAAACTTTGTTATTTTTTTAATGTATGCTGTCAGAACAACAATCATTAGTAGATCAAGCTCGTCAAAATGCTTCTAGGCCAAATCCATTGAATGAAATCACCTTAAGATATGCTCAAGGACAAGTTTTCAACTGCAATAAAAGATTTCGCATCCTTGTAGCTGGAAGAAGATTCGGAAAATCCTATCTTTCCTGTATCGAACTACTTCGTGGAGCGATAAATCGACCAGGGGAGACATATTTTTACTGTGCACCTACATATCGGATGGCAAAAGACATTGCATGGAAAGAATTAAAGAGATTAGTGCCTAAAATCTGGATAAAGAGCAAAAATGAGACAGATTTGAGAATTGAATTAGTAAATAACTCAACTATTGAATTAAAAGGAACAGAAAATGCAATGGCATTGAGAGGAAGAAGTCTTTCGGGGGTGGTGTTAGATGAAGCAGCGTTTATGGATCGAGATGTATGGGCAGAAGTTATAAGACCAGCTTTAGCAGACAAGCAGGGGTGGGCGTTGTTTATTTCTACACCTGACGGAACTGCTAGCTGGTTTTACGATATGTGGTGTTTTTGCGGAGAAACTGATCGAGATGATTGGCAAAGATGGAGTTTTACTACAGTTGAAGGGGGTAATGTCGCTCCAGAAGAAGTCGAAGCAGCTAGGGGACAATTAGATGCAAGAACATTTAGGCAAGAATTTGAAGCTAGTTTTGAGAATTTAACTGGTTTAGTTGCTGTTAGTTTCAATGATGACAACATTTCAACAGAATCGGTTGATTTACATTTAATGCCTTTACTTATTGGATTGGATTTCAACGTAGACCCGATGGCAGGAATTTGTGCGGTAAAGCATAATGACTGTCTTTATGTGTTTGATGAGATAATGTTGACGGGTGGAGCAACAACTTGGGATTTTGCAGAAGAAGTTGTTAGAAGATATGGTGTAGATCGAAGAGTAATTGCTTGTCCTGACCCTACGGGTAGTGCTAGGAAAACGAGTGGAGTTGGTGTTACTGACCATACAATTCTCAGACGTAATGGTTTTACAGTTATGAGTCCTAAATCCCCCTGGAAAATTAGAGATAAGATAACTTCTGTTAATACTGCATTGCTTGATGCAAATGGAGATCGAAGAACTTTTATTCATCCAAGATGTAAAGAATTAATAAAAGCACTTAGAACTCTAACTTACGCTCCAAATACAGGGTTACCTAATAAAAATCTAGGAGTTGACCATGCGTTTGATGCTTTCGGTTATTTATGTTTACAGCAATTCAACCTTGCCAAACCAGAGACATTAGGCCAAACTTCGTTTAGAATATACTAAGAACCACCTAATTCTTATCATGTACCATTCTACAACTAAGAAAAAGAAGAAGAAAAAGAAGGGAGGCAAGAAACGTGGCGAATGTTCCTGTAAATAAAGCGTTATACTCTAGGGTAAAAGCAGAAGCGAAGCGTAAATTTAAAGTTTATCCTTCTGCTTATGCCAATGCGTGGCTTGTACGAGAGTACAAGAAACGTGGAGGAACTTACCGCACGGAGAGTAAACGTGGCAAGAAGTAGTGGTGGACTTACCCGATGGTTCAAAGAAAATTGGGTTGATGTTAAAACTGGCAAACCTTGTGGTCGTCAAAAAGGCGAAAAAAGAGGATACCCTGCCTGTCGACCAAAAAAACGCGTATCAAGTAAGACACCTAAGACAGTAGGAGAAATGACAGCTAGTGAAAAAGCACGGTTTAAACGTGAAAAAACTAGCAGTAAAAAGATAACATATCAACATAGACGTAAAAAACGTAAAAAGAGGAGTTGAAAATGGCTAAATCTGCTGCTATGAGTAGGTGTATGGGTTACATCTCTACTGTTAAAAAAAGTAAAAAGAAAAAATCCACCAAAAAAACTACTAAAAAGAAAAAATGATTGAAATTACTGACGAAATGCTCGACATCATCGAAAAAGTCAAAGGAAAGCGAAATCCTAGCCTTTGGGATCCGAGATGTGAACAATATATGAGAAATAACAAGAAAGGTACTGTAAAAAAGTCAACTACAAGTTAAACTAATTATAAATACTCTTTTTTCTTAGAATAATGGCATTTTTTCGTGGTGAAGAAGGATCTGTTAAATTTATAAATGGATCTGGAACTACTGAAGCTATCGTGTCTACTACTGGTTGGACATTAGATACAACAAAAGACACTTTAGATGTAACTGCTCATGGAGCAACATCAAGATCATTTGTAGGTAGCTTAATCTCTGGATCAGGCACTATTGATTTTCTTTACACAGCGGCCAGTGGTAATGAAACTGCAAACTTACTAGCAGACGTCTTAACAACAGAAGATGCTGGTGATGCACAGTTTGAATTATTTTTAGATACTTCTGGTGCTAAAAAAGTAAGTTTTTCTGGAATTGTTACAGGAACAAGTTTATCTGCAACAACAGGTGATTTAGAAACAGTTAGCGTTAGTTTTATAACTTCTGGTGCTATCACCAACGCTGCATAATGCCTAAAGGTTCTTACTCAGCCAAGCAACGCAAATTAGCTGCGGTTGCTCCACCTAGAGATAAGATCACTGCTGCTGATCTTAAAAAGCTACGTTCTAAGAAAAAAAGAAAAAAGAAGTGAAACTTACCCCTCGCCAAAAAACTTTATTATCTAAACACTCTGAGCATCATAGTGCGAAGCACATGGAGTTTATGAAGAGGCGAATGAGAGCAGGAGATAGTTTTACTCAAGCCCATAAAAAGGCCCAAGCAAAGGTAGGTAGATAATGGCTAAACGTAAAAGTGTAAGTTTATCTGTAGGTCGAGGCGAAAAGTCTAAAAAAGGAGGACTTACTGCAAAAGGTCGTGCGAAATACAATCGTGCTACTGGTAGTAATTTACAAGCACCTGTTACTGAAAAAAATCCAACTGGAAAAAGAGCAGCAAGAAGAAAAAGTTTTTGTGCTCGTATGAAAGGAGTTAAAGGTCCATTAAAAGATAAAAAAGGGCGACCTACAAGAAAAGCGTTAGCATTAAAACGATGGAGGTGTTAGATGACTTATTCAATTCCTGGTGATTACAGAACAAAAGTACAGACCTCTACAAATATTGGAGATATAGATAGTCCTTTCACTCGGACAAGGGCTGTTCTCGACATGATGAAAGGGTGGGAGATAATGAAAGCTGTCACTGAAGGTACAGAATATCTCAGAGAAAACAGTGAAGCATTTTTACCATTAGAGCCAAGAGAAGATTACACAGCATACATGGCAAGAGTAAATCGTGCTGTATTTTCTCCTTTTACTCAAAGATTAATTAGAGCAGCTACAGGTTTAGTTCTTAGAAAACCAATAACTTTAACAGGTGATCCTTATTGGACAGAAACATTTAAAATGGATGTTGATGGTTGTGGTTCGGATTTAGATGAATATGCAAGAAGAATATTGATGTGTTCTCTTACTTATGGTCAAAGTCATATTCTTGTTGATTACCCAGCACCTTCTGGTGCGTTAAGTCTTGCAGAAGAAAGACAACAAAATCGCAGACCATATTGGATAGAGGTCGATCCAACAAATCTTTTAGGTTGGAGATTAGATAGAGAATCTAATTATGGAAATCTTATACAGGCGAGACTTGCAGAAAAAGCTGTATTACCTGATGGAGATTTCGGAGAAAAAGTTTTTGACCAAGTACGAGTTATAGAACCTGGAAGTTATAGAGTATTTCGTAAAAAAGACGAAATTGATGCAATGTATGATGTTGATGATAATTCTTATATGGGTGAATTTAGTACTAGCACTACGGATCAAGAATACAAATTAGTTGAATCTGGTAGTTTTTCTCTTGGAGAAATACCTTTAGTTACTATTTATTCTGGAAAAACTGAGAATTTAGTAAGTAAACCACCTTTACTAGACATTGCATATTTAAATCTTGCACATTTTCAAAGACAAGCTGATTTAATTCATAGCTTACACGTTGCATCTCAACCAATGCTTGTAATGGAAGGATATGATGATCAAACAAAAGATTTAGCAATATCTGTTAACTATGCAATGGCAACTCAACCTGGTAATAAAATTTATTACGTAGAACCAGCTTCCAGTGCTTTTGATGCTCAATCTTCTGAAATAAAAGAGCTACAAATGCAAATGGCAACACTTGGAATCAGTACACTATCACAACAGAAGTTTGTAGCCGAATCTGCTGATGCTAGACGATTAGATCGTGTGGATACAAATTCCATGCTTGCTATGGTTTCTATGGAGTTAGAACAAAAACTTCAAAAATGTTTTAATTTTTCTGCTGAATATGTAGGTATTGAACCCCCAGAAGTAAAAATTAGTAGAGACTTTGATATTGAAAGATTAATTGGTCAAGATATTACAGCTTTGACATCATTATTTGATCAACAAGTGATTGATAGAGAAGAATTTAGAGATATTTTGGTCCAAGGAGAAGTTTTACCTTCAGCAGGTGAAGCCAGATCTAAATAGTTTGTTACAATGATAGACAAGTACATACATTTTTATGGCTAAATCCCTCGATAAAGTTCTTCAGCCTGACGGAACTTATAAATGGGAACTTGTAGAACCTACTGCATCTGAAAAGATGGGTAATGGTCCTGAGACTCCTGTTACTACTAAACCAAAAGCAACTAAGAAAAAAGTTGCAAAAAAGAAAACTACTAGCCCACTTACTGAATAATTAATGGCACTCGAAGAAAAAGTCATTCAGCCTGAGTCTGTGACCAACGCTGAACAGCCCGTGGCTGATACTGTTTCACAACCAACTCAACCACAAGCACCAAATCTTGATTCTGTAAAAGCAGAATATGAAGCAAAACTAGCTGCTTTGCAAAAACAAGTTTCAGATGAGCAAGAAAAATTTAAAGGTGCAAAGTCTAAATTAGATGAAGTTTATAAAAAGAAAGAAGCTGAACGCACCAAAGAGTTAGAAGATCAAGGTCAATGGAAAACTCTTTGGGAAGAGGCTAATAAAACAGCCCAAGAAAAAGAGCAACAAATAATGACTTTATCTCAACAACTAGAGGATTTAAAAACTTCTAATGAAGTTGCATCTACCAAAACAACAGCACTTGCAGCAATCAGTAATCTTGGTGCGATAAACGCAGAGCAAACTTTAGCATTATTACAAAACAAGTTACAAAAAAATGCTAACGGGGAAGTGGTTGTATTGAATGGTGGCGTGGAACAGAATCTTACTAGCTATCTCACGAGTCTCAAAAACCCTGGTAGTGGTTGGGAACATCATTTTAAGCCAAGTTCTGCTGCTGGAATGGGGGCAAAACCAAGTCCTGTGGCAAACGCTGGTGGAGGTCAACCAAACCCCTGGAAAACGGGCAATATAACACAACAAATGCTAATATCAGAACAAGACCCACAGCTTGCAGCAGTGCTCAAGCAAGAGGCTCAAACTAAATAGTTAATTTCCGTGAAATTGACCCCCTTATCCGTGATTAGGGTATCGCAAAACTT